AACCCAGCCTTTGCTAAAAAAGTTGGTATATCAAAATCAGTAGGAGAAGAGTTGATGAAAAAAGATAAAACTAAGAAGTTCGGATCAGGTGGCGCACTTAAAGCAGTTGACTCAAGCGACAATCCTGGATTATCAAAATTACCAACGGAGGTTAGAAATAAAATGGGCTACATGAAAAAAGGTGGTATGGCTAAAAAAATGGCTAAAGGCGGTTGTGCAACTAAATCAGATGCGAAGATGATTGCTAAAAAAGAAGTTAAAGGTCATGAATCATCAATGCACAAAATGAAAAAAGGCGGCATCGTAGAAAAAGGCACAGGTGAGAAATATGCGTCTAAAGCTGCTATGATGAAACACGAAAAAAAAGAAACTAAAGCCGAAGAAATGAAAGAACACAAAATGAAAAAAGGCGGTATGGCTAAAGGCTGTGGTTATGCTAAAGGCGGCGGTATCGAAGTTCGCGGTAAAACAAAAGGCAAGATTTGCTAGGAGAATAATATGGGAATCAAAGAAACTTTAACAAAAATTAAAAGACGTATTACAGATGAAGACGATGAACTTCCTGCATATAAAACAAACCGAGATGTAGCTAGAGAAGGCGTAGCTGAAGATAAAAAAGCTAAGTATTTAAAAAGATACGGCGCAGGATTAAAAGATAGTTTAGACGTTTTCAAAAGAAGAGGTGATCTTGATATGGAAATGGGTAGAACTGTAAGTCCAGAAGGCCAAGGCTTTGAAGAGATGAAAGATGCAATTCGATCAGAAAGAAAAAGAGCTGGATTGCCTACAGAAAATATGAAAAAAGGTGGCAAAATTACAGCAGCTAATTATGATAAGGAATATGGAAAAATATATCGTAAGGCTGTTAAAAAAATGGCTTCAGGCGGTTCAGTTAAATCTTCAGCTTCTAAACGTGCAGATGGTATTGCTACAAAAGGTAAAACAAGAGGAAAGATCTGCTAATAAATGCCAGTAGATTATAGTCAGTACGAACCTGACTGGGTTAAAGAATTTAAACGATGTGAACAATGGCTAGAGAATGCTCTAGATTATGCTCATGGTACGTTTGATATAAGTAATGTTTTTGAAGATGTAATGAATGGTAATGCACAATTCTGGCCGGGTAAAAACTCAGCTGTAGTGACACAAATTGTAGATTACCCAAGAAAAAAAGTAATACACTTCTTCTTAGCTGGCGGGGATATAAAAGAACTGCAAGATATGGAACCAGGTATTATTGAATGGGCTAAGAGTCAAGGTTGCACTGTAGTAACATTATCAGGTAGACCTGGTTGGACTAAAAGTTTTTTAAACGATATAGGATATAGATGTACGCAAGTACAAATGTACAAGGAGATATAATATGAGTATGGGCGCACCAAAACCAGGATCAACATTTCAACCAACACCACCTCAAGGCGGTAAAGGCGGAGGTCGACAACCAACAGTTCCAGCACAAGGCGGTAAAGGCGGAATTCAACAACCAGTTCAACCACAATCACCATATACACCAATCGGTGCACAAGGCGGTAAAGGAAATATGTCTCTTCCACCAGGAGTACAAATGCCTATAGGATTACCTCCATCTCAAGTACCAGCACAAGGCGGTAAAGCCCCTATTCCAATGGGCGGAATGCTAGGCGGCGGTGGTAATCCTATGCAACCTCAAGTACCAGCTCAAGGTGGTAAAGCTCCATTAACGCAAGAACAAATATCTGCACTTGCACCAAATATAGACCCGATACGACCAATGCCACAAGTACAACAACCAGCTCCAGGCATAAGATTTCCTAGTGATTTTACACCTCCTGCTCCTGGACAAACATATATTAATCCTAATATAAACCCAGCAGGGTTTACTGGGACATTACCTCCAAGACTACAACAACCAGCTCCAGTAATGCCAAGACCGGTTCCACAAGTAATGCCTAGACAACCTACTCCAAAGCCAGCCCCACAAGTAATGCCAAGAGGTTTAGCAGGTTTAAGAGGTAGAAGATAATGAGACCAAGTCGCGGAATGGGCGCAATAAAAAAGACTAAGATACCTAGTGCTACTGAGAACACTATGCCTAAGGGTAAAGTAAAAGCTCGTCGTGATAACACAGACTTTACTCAATATAAAAAAGGTGGTTTAGTAGATAAATTAGCTAAACAAGAGTTAGATTCTAAAAGAATAGGTAAAAAAGAAGGCGGTAAGGTGAATGCAGCTGGTAACTACACAAAGCCATCGCTTCGTAAAAGAATAGTATCTCAAGTTAAAGCTGCTGCAACACATGGTACGGGTGCTGGTCAATGGTCAGCTCGTAAAGCACAATTAGTAGCTAAGAAATATAAAGCTGCAGGTGGTGGATATAAGTGAGTGCATTAGCTAAACCACAACGTTCACTCAAATCATGGGGTGAACAAAAGTGGACAACTAAGTCTGGTAAAAAGTCTAGTGAAACAGGTGAAAGATATTTACCAGAAAAAGCAATTAAAGCATTAAGCCCTCAAGAATATGCTGCAACAACAAAAGCAAAAAGGGAAGGTAAAGCTAAAGGCAAACAGTTTGTAGCTCAACCTAAATCAATTAAACAAAAAGTAAAACCTTATAGAAGAGTTAAATAATGGTAGATAGAACCACAGGGCAGACAACGTTTAACTTAGATTTAAACAATCTTGTTGAAGATGCATTTGAACGATGCGGACAAGAACTGCGTACGGGTTATGATTTAAGAACTGCACGTCGTTCACTTAATATTATGACAGCTGAATGGGCTAATCGGGGTATTAACTTGTGGACTGTAGAACCTGGTCAAATTACGTTAAATCAAAATCAAATTATGTATGCATTACCTGTAGACACGGTTGACTTGCTTGACATGGTGACGCGTACTGGAACAGGGCAAAACCAACAAGACATTAATATCAATCGTATTAGTGAATCAACATATATCACCATACCAAATAAAAACGCTACAGGTCGTCCTATCCAAGTATGGATTAATAGACAAAGTGGTCAAGAGAACCCTACTACAATTACTTTAAACGAGACTTTAACTGCCACTGCATCTACAGCGGCTAACCCAGAAACAATTACATTATCATCGACTGTAGGCTTAGCTCAATTTGGTTTTATTAAAATAGACAATGAAACGATTCAATACGGTGGTGTAAGTGGTAATACAATAATAGGGTGTATCAGAGCAGTAAATAATACTACACTAGCTGGTCATTCAATCGGTGCTAGAGTCTATGTACAAAACTTACCTACAGTCAATATATGGCCAGCACCTGACCAAAGTAATTTTTATCAGTTTGTTTATTACAGGTTAAGACGCATACAAGATGCGGGTACAGGCATGAACGTAGAAGATATTCCGTTTAGATTTATTCCATGCATGGTAGCTGGACTAGCTTACTATTTAAGTCTTAAATTACCTGGCGCTGAAATGAGAATTGAGATGTTAAAAGCAGCGTATGAAGAAGCATTCCAATTAGCAGCTGACGAAGATAGGGAAAAAGCATCGGTAAGGTTTGTACCTCGTGAAATGTTCTATCACGGATAATTAAATGCCTAGTAAATATTCAAGTGGTAAAAATGCGATTGCCCAGTGTGATCGTTGCAACTTTAGATATAAGTTAAAACAGCTTAAAAGATTGGTTATTAAGACCAAAAATGTTAATATACTCGTATGTCCTGAATGTTGGGAACCGGATCAACCACAGTTAAGTCTTGGCCTTTACCCGGTCAACGATCCGCAAGCAGTGCGTAATCCAAGGCCTGATAGCCCTAGTTATTTTCAATCAGGTTTAAATGGACTACAAACAACAGAACAAACAGGTCCATTACAAACAGAAACAGGTGTGCCTCTAGGTGGTAGTAGAATTATACAGTGGGGATGGAATCCTGTAGGTGGGTCAAGATTAAATGATGCTGGATTAACGCCTAATGATCTAGTAGGAATAGGTAATGTAGGCACAGTAACAGTAACAACAACTTAAGGAGAAGTAACATGGCATATAAATCAGGAGCTGACGGTATTACTAAACAAGGTAAAACCAAAGGTAAAAATTTAGGTAATGACGGCGCTAAAGTCGGTATTGAAACAGGTCCTAAACATGCAGGTTCTAAAGGCGGTAAAAAGAACATTGACATGAAAACTATGGGTCGTGGCATGGCTAAAATTGCAGCACAGAAAAAGGGATAATAATCATGGCAGAATATAAACAACCGGTAAATGTACCCAATGCAGATATTCACTATAGTGAAGACCCTAATAAGTTAAAAGCACAACAAATTGGTAAAGGCACAGGTACACCTCGTGTAAGTCTTGGTGATCCTACTCGCCCTGCTAAAACTGATGGCATTACTATTCGTGGTTGTGGCGCAGCTACTAAAGGTACCAAAGCTCGCGGCCCTATGGCGTAATAAATGAATTACACCCAGTTAGTTGCAGAGATACAAAGTTATACAGAAAATCAGTTTCAAACGGCTGATATAAACACCTTTATAACTCAAGCAGAACAACGTATATATAATACGGTGCAACTTCCTGCATTACGTAAAAATGTGACAGGTACTATGACATCTGGCAATAAATATTTAGCTATACCTGCTGGTTGGTTATCTACGTTTAGCTTAGCAGTTATTAATGCGGATAACGAATACTTGTATCTTTTAAATAAGGACGTGAACTTTATTAGACAATCATTTCCAGACACAGATACAGACTTTTATGGCGTGCCTCAGTATTATGCAGTGTTTGATAATTCAGCATTTATATTAGGTCCCACACCCGATGCTAGCTACAACGTCGAATTACATTACTTCTATTATCCTGAGTCTATTACTACGGTAGTAGGCGGCCAAACTTGGTTAGGTGATAACTTTAGTTCAGTTCTTTTATATGGAGCTTTACTAGAAGCTTATACATACATGAAGGGCGAAGCAGATGTGATTGCTAATTATAGAACTAGATATGATGAAGCGATGCTTCTATTGAAACAACTTGCAGACGGTAAAGATAGACAAGATGCATATAGATCAGGACAAGTAAGGTATCCAGTTCAATGATTTTAGGACAAGCACAGACTACTACATTTAAACTAAATCTACTTAAAGGTTTAGAAAACTTTTTTACAGGGTCACCCTATGTATATAAAATTGCTTTGTATAATGCATTAGCTACTATTAATAGTGAAACAACTGCATATACAACAGATAACGAAATTACAGGTACTGGCTACGTAGCTGGGGGTAATGTTTTAACTCCTACCATTGGTAGTGAAACTAGTAATAACTCGGCTTATGTGACGTTTGCTAATGTGACGTGGAACCCTGCAAACTTTACCGCAGCTGGCGCTTTGATATATAATAGCACTACAAATGCATCAGTCGCAGTTTTAAATTTTGGTGGGGAAAAAGTAGCCACTACAACATTTACAATACAGTTTCCTGCAGCCACCTCAACCACTGCAGTTATACGAATTAACTAAAGGAGTTATTATGTTACAAAAAGAATCAGGCGGATTTGGCGATCAAGCTACCATAGCATTAAATGCGGGTGCCCAAGCAAATGAAACCGTTGGTATTGAAGGCTTTTACAAAGTTGAATGCCGTGACGCAGCAGGTAATTTAAAATGGGAAGAATCATTCCCTAACTTAGTCAATGCGGTAGGTAAAGAGCTTATGTTCAATACTTTACTTCGTACATCTGGCACATATACAACAGTAGGACCATTCTTAGGTTTAATTGGTGGCGCTACCCCAACATTTGGCACAGGTTCAGATACTGCAACATCGCATGCTGGTTGGACTGAGTTCACTAACTACACAGTAGGTGGATCAGCAGTTCGAGGCACAGCTGTATTTGGCGCAGCATCATCAGCAGGATCAACTCCAACTAACGTAACAACATGTACAGCAGCAGCTATTACTTACACTATTACAGGTGCTGGTGGCACAGTAAGTGGTTGTTTCTTAGTCACAGGTTCTGGTGCAGTGGATACACAAAGCAATACTGGCGGTGTATTATATTCAGCAGGTGCTTTTGCAGTAGCTAAAATTACAACAGCTGGCGATACAGTAGCAGTTACATACTCAACTACAGCAACAAGCTAAGGAGTCCTAAATGGCTCTTGTAGTCGCAGACAGAGTACAGGAAACGTCCGTAACTAGTGGGACAGGCACGCTTACCCTTGCAGGGGCGACTGCTGGGTTTCAAACCTTTTCTACGGCTATTGGTAATGGCAACACTACTTTTTATACAATCTTCGATTCGACCGCGTATGATTGGGAAGTAGGTATTGGTACGGTAGGCGCTGGCACTTTAGCTCGTACTACAGTTTTATCAAACTCAGCTGGCACTACTTCCCAAATATCATTTGCCAGTAATTCCAAGTTCGTATTTTGTACATACCCCGCTGAAAAATCTATTAACTATGACGCTAATGGTGTTGCAACTATTGGTGATGTACTTGGATATTCAGATACAGGAATTGTTGGGTCTTTTGCGTCTACTGTCGCTGGCTACAACCAAGTTATTGTTCAAAATAAAAGTACAGCTACAAACGCATCATCTAATTTAAATGTATCTAATGACGCAGGGACCTCAGGATCTAACTACGCTGAATTAGGTATTAACTCGTCTACTTTTACTGGTACAGGCTCATTTAATATTGCTGGTGCATCTTACGTAGCATCCGCTTCTACTGATTTAACACTTGGTACTTACGGTGCTTATAGTATTCACTTTGTAACTAATAGTAGCACTACTGATGCTATGACCATTTTTAATAATGGTGGTATTTCACTTGGCGGATTTTCAAACCCAGGCATCAAGAATATAGCAGCTAGTAAGTTTGTGCCTGGATATACATCGGTTACCTCAGCTGCTGGTACTACAGTTTTAACAGCAGATTCTAATTACTACCAAAATCTAGTTGGTTCTACAACTCAAACATTCCAATTACCTGACGCTACAACATTATTAGTTGGTACTACATTTATTTTTGATAATGACTCTTCAGGAGTTTTAACTGTTGTTGATAATGCATCGGGTCCTATTGAGACAATACCTGGCGGTGCTGCAGGTTTTGTATACTTAGCTAATAATAGTACTGTTGCTGGTACTTGGAGAAGACATGCATTTCTTCCTGCATCGTATGACTTTAATGCTACAACAGCTAACTTTGGCACTGCTACAATTACTAATGCTACTTGGAATGGAAACACAATAGGTACTGCTTATGGTGGTACAGGACTTACAACATTTGCCGCAGCTAACTATGCTTTATACTCAACAGATGCTAGTACTTTAGTTGCAGGCACACTACCCGTTGCAGCGGGTGGATCAGGGGCTGTTACATTTACAGCTAATGGTGTTTTATATGGTAGTGGTACATCTGCACTAGGCGTTACAGCGGCGGGAACTACAGGTCAAGTTTTAGTAGGTAATACAAGTGGAGCTCCATCATGGGCTACTGTTTCAAGTTCTTTAGTTAGCTCATTCCAAACATCATTAAACGGATTAACACCAAACACAGCTACAACAGGCGCTGTTACTTTAGCTGGTACTTTAGGTGCAACATCAGGCGGTACAGGATTAACATCTTATACTACAGGTGATATTATTTATGCCTCTGCTACAAACACTTTATCTGCACTAGCAGATGTTGCTACAGGTAATGCTCTTATATCAGGGGGTATAGGCGTAGCACCTAGTTATGGTAAAATTGGTTTAACTACTCATGTATCTGGCACATTGCCTACCGTTAATGGGGGTACTAATTTAACTTCATTTACAACAGATGGAGCTGTATACGCAACATCAACAAGTGCATTAACTACAGGAACATTACCTATTGCTTCTGGTGGAACAAATGCAACTACAGCAGCGACAGCATTATCTAATTTAGGCGGAATAACAACAGGAAAATCTATTGCTATGTCAATAGTATTTGGAGGAGGATAGTATGGCAGCACCCAATATAGTCAATGTAACAACAATCACAGGAAAAACCACAGGAGCAGCTCTTACTACTGCTAGTGCAGATATTGTCACTAATACAGCCGCTAGTGGAAAAGTATTTAAAATAAATGCCATTTATGTTGCTAACGTTGATGGCACAGCAGCTGCAGATGCAACAGTAGCATTTTTTAACGCAGATAATACTACATCTTATAAGATAGCAAACACAATTACTGTACCTGCTGATGCAACACTAGATTTAATTAGTAAACATATATATCTTGAAGAAGGCGATAAGATCACAGCATTAGCTTCTGCTAATAGTGATTTAGAAATTGTTGTGTCTTACGAAGAAATTAACTAATGAAGCGTCATAATGGCGGAATAGTTGGTAAATTTAATACCACATCACAATCCAGTGCATCAGGTAGGTTTACTTTACCTGAAATACAAGAAGCATTACTAAATGGCACATGGCCATTACAAACATTTAGTGCAGATTTTCTTGTTATTGCTGGTGGTGGAGGTGGAGGTTTAGCATCTTCAGGCTCAGCAAGGAGTGGTGGTGGTGGCGGTGCTGGAGGCTATAGAACATCAGCAGGGACTTCAGGTGGTGGAGGTGCAGCAGAATCACAATTAACTGTAGATAAAGGTGTAGCATATACAGTTACAGTTGGGGGTGGTGGTGCTGGTGGTATACAAAGTACTGGTGCTAGGTCTGCTAATGGCTCAAATAGCGTATTTTCAACCATTACTTCAACTGGTGGAGGAGGTGCTGGAGATAGTGCTTTTGCTAGCGTTAGTGGTGGCTCTGGCGGAGGTGGTGGTTCTAGTGCTGGAACAGTTGCTGGTGCAGCTGGAACAGCAAATCAAGGACGTAATGGTGGAACAGGTATTGCAACTTCTCCGTTTAGAGGCGGTGGTGGAGGAGGTGCTAGTGTTGCTGGAGGTACTGTAAATGGTGGCGCTGGTGTAGCATCAACTATTACAGGCTCAAGTGTCACTAGAGCTGGAGGTGGAGGTGGAGGTGCTAGTGCATTTGGTGGAGCAGGTACTGGAGGAGCAGGTGGAGGCGGTGCAGGCGGAGCAAATACACTTGCTGGAACAAGTGGCACAGTAAATACTGGTGGCGGCGGTGGAGGTGCTGGTGGTAGTGGAAACGTTAATGGTGGTAACGGCGGGTCAGGATTTGTTGTTATTAAAATACCTGATACAAGAATAGCAACATTTAGTGGAGGTGTAACACAAACATCTGCAACTTCAGGTGGATTTACAGTTTATACCATAACTGCTACATCAACAACTTCAGAAACAGTAACATTTAGTTAGGATTAACATGGCTCATTTTGCTAAATTAGACCAAAATAATATTGTTATTTTTGTAACAGTTGGTCGTCAAGAAGATGATAAAAAAGAAAAAGAATTATCTGAACGTACTGGCGACATTTATAAACAAACATCATACAATACTCGTAACGGTATATATTATAATCCACAAACAAATGAGCCTGACGCAGATCAATCTAAAGCATTTAGAAAAAATTATGCAAGTATCGGTTATACATATGATAAATATAGAGATGCTTTTATTCCGCCAAAAGAATTTAACTCTTGGGTATTAAATGAATTTTCATGTACATGGGAAGCACCTATTCCATATCCAAATGACGGAAAAGAATATAAATGGAATGAATTTATTACTAACTGGGAAGAAGTAACACTTTAAGGAGTAATAAATGTTTGGCGTTAGTAGCTTTGCACAGACCCCATTTGCTACATTACCTTTAAGTGGTGGAGCTAGTTTTTTTGAGACCTTAACAGAAAATTTTGGTATAGCTGATAACAACACTCAGGTTTGGAGTTTTACACAAAGTATTACTGAACCCATAACTGAAATAGATGACTTTAACTCGCAAGGCTCAGTCTTTATCGGAACAATTAATGAACTTATAAGTTTAAATGATATTAAAGCAGACCAATTTAATTTTCTACAAAATATCACAGAGCCTATAATAGTAGAAAACCAAGAATCTATATCAGCTCAGTTTGCACAAAGCGTTACAGAAAACGTTGATTTAAATGATGTGCTAGTACCTTATTTTGCAGCGTTACAATCTCGTAATGAAAATGCTGATTTAGACGACGTAAGATCTATAAGTGCGCAGTTTGCAGTAAATAGAACAGAAAATGTAGATTTAAACGACGTTAGAGACATTACGGCCCAGTTTGCGGTGTCTAGAACAGAGGATATAAACCTTGCTGACTTAAATAACATCGTTGCTAACTTTACCGTTACAAGAGTAGAAAATATAGTATTAGTAGACCAAGAAACAATCATTAGCGTATTTACATTTGATATTACAGAACCTATTACTTTAGAAGACACGCCTACAATTAGTGCTCAGTTTACTGTAGTTAGGGTAGAAAATTCAAGCATAAATGATACCCCTAGTTCACAGTTTAATTTCTTACAATCGATAACTGAGGCAATCACTTTACTTGATGACATATGCTATAACGGCTGGTTTAGAATAGATGATAGCCAAACACCTTCATGGATTGCTATTGCAACACCGGCTGGGGTCTGGGTAGATGTGAACGACGCACAAACACCAAGTTGGACTGCGATTTCAACACCAGCTGTGACTTGGAATTATATAAACGACGACCAAACACCAAGTTGGGGCACAATTGATACCTCTCAGCCTTGTAAATAAGATATAATACGGATAACTAAAATAAAGGATTTATTATGGCAAGCACCTACAGTAATTTAAAAATAGAACTCATGGGTACAGGTGACCAGTCTGGTACCTGGGGTGTTACTACAAATACCAATTTAGGCACAGCGATTGAAGAAGCAATTACAGGGTCAGCTGACGTTTCTTTTTCAAGTGCTGATGTTACTTTAACCCTAACCAATACTAATACTGCTCAAACTGCTCGTAACTTACGCTTGAATTTAATAGGTACAGTAGGCGCTGCTCAAAACTTAATCGTTCCAGCGATTGAAAAGCAATACATTGTTAATAACACCTTAGGCTTTGCCATTACAGTTAAAAATTCGACAGGTACCGGTGTATCTGTACCTGCTGGTAAATCTATGATTGTGTTTAATACTGGGTCAAACGTAGTTGAAGTGGTAACAGCTCTAGCGACAGGTACAGTGCTTCCAGTGGCAAACGGGGGTACAGGCGCTTCAACAGCATCTATTACATCATTTAATAATATTACAGGTTATACAGCATCTGGTGCGACAGGCACTACAAACTCTAATTTAGTATTTTCGGCGGCTCCAACAATAACAGGAACATTAACAACTTCCGGAACTTTAGAAGTTTCTGGCGGATTAACATTAGATGGAGCGGCGGGAACATCTGGACAAGTTATGGTATCTGCCGGTGCAGGAAATACTCCTACATGGGGTAATGCGTTTGTAGCTGGTATGATTATGATGTGGTCAGGAACAATTGCTACTATTCCTAGTGGATGGTTATTATGTGATGGCTCTAACTCTACACCAGACTTGCGTAATAGATTTGTTATTGGCGCTTTTTCTGATAATGCAGGTGTTGCTAATACTACAATTACTGGAACTAGTACGCAAACAGGCGGCAGCAAAGATGCTATTGTTGTAAGTCATACCCATACAGGAACAACTGCTTCTGCTGGCGCACACGTACACAATATAAATCAATATAGTGGTACTGCTGATGTCCCTTGGAACGCAACCCGATATTTATGTGCTCAAACAGGAGGTGTTAATACAGGTAGAGACACTACAGACCGAGAAAACACAGTATCTATTGTTTCTAATGGTGCACATACCCATACACTTACTATAGACTCAGCAGGTTCAAGCGGCACTAATGCTAACCTAGTTCCTTACTTTGCATTAGCATTTATTATGAAGAGCTAATATGAAACTTTTAATCGGCGGTTTAATAACACTTTGTTTACTTGTTTGCATACACCAAGCTCACGCTGAAACAACAACAATTAATCAAAAAGGAATGCCGGTGCCTAGTGCTATGGCGCCTTCTATGTCTGCGTTTTCGCAAGATGTTTGTGCGGTTCCTATTAGTGCAGCGGGTAATCTAGGTTTTATATCTTTGTCAGGTGGTACAGTTTTACTTGATGAGAACTGCGTTAAAATCAAACTCGCTAAAACACTTAACGATTTAGGACTCAAAGTGGCTGCCGTATCGGTACTATGCCAAGATCCAAAAGTATGGGACGCGATGGAGATGAGTGGTTCACCTTGTCCTATGGGTGGAGCGGTAGGCTTTACAGCTAAGAAGGCTTGGTATGAAAAAGACCCTGAAAAGTTTAGAAAATTATATGGCCCGAATTACACTCTTCCTACTCCTTCTACTACTAAGGAATAATGCATATGCATATTGTTACGCAACTGAGTGGACGGATTATGGCCCTGTATTCTCAAGCCTTGGTGTGGCTCAAGGAACTTCTCTCGCTGCTTGTCAGCAACTTGCGTGCCAATTATATCCAGGTATCCCTGAGTGTGGCCAGCCTGTGGAACCACCTTGTCAAGATATTGTTGACTATCAAAGTCTTGCTTGCGAACCTAATTATTCGGGTGCAATTAATCAAAGTAGGACTAAAACATGTAGCAATAACCAGTGGACAGATTGGACAACAACTTCTAACAACTGTACGCCAAATCCTCCAACGTGTATTGAATCTGTTGAAACGAGGCAACTAACATGTTCACCTGGCTTCGAGGGATTATCTCAAGAACAAAGAACTTCGATTTGCTCGGACCCGTATGGTTTGCCAACTTGGACCACTTGGTTGGAAATATACAATACTTGCAAGATGACGTCGACAAACCTAAACAATCCAACATCGCCAATCAGTCCGATAAGTCCAACGAATCCGAACAGCGTGCTGAACCAAGTCACAACTGCGCCCATCATTCAGCCCGAACCTGTAATTGTACAGGACATGACTGCATTGACAACGACAACACTGGAAACACCAGCTACTTCGGTAGCCACAGTAAAAAGCGAATCAAGTGGAACGACATCTGCACCAAGCCCCGCAAGTACTACGACGACGTCGGGTACAGGTAAGAAAGACAATATAAAAGCCCCAGAAACACCGAAGGGGAAAGATTTAGTACCAGGTTTTGGCATAGTCATGTCTATGCAGCTTTTAAACGCAGGCTACAATATGCAGCAAGCGCAACTAGAAGAATCAATTAAACTTATACAGGAAGAAGAATATGGACGACAACAAAACATACTCCTTGAATTTATCAGCGCAAATGATACTGGGGATTATATTATCCGTGCTAGTGCCAATAGGTGGCGCAGTATATTACGGGATAACCCTCTTCAACGATTTGACCTCGACGATTGAAGAAGTAAAAAAGATGTCTAGTGTAGAAACTAGAATTATAGTTTTAGAAGATAGATCACGTTCTACTGAGCGTCAATTAGTTGATGTGATGATGTCTAACAATCGTGCATTAGAAAAAGCTAACGAAGCTTATGGTCGTGCTATTGAAGCTAATAGTGTTGCTAAAGCGACTGCAGATAAGATTACAGATACAGTGACAAACGTTAAAGACGAAATGAAACAACTAAGAAAGGCAATGGTTAATCCATTGAACAACTAATATGCTATCCATCCTCTCCTCGATTCTAGGCTTCGCTACTGCGGGGCTACCAAACATTCTTTCCTTCTTCCAACAAAAGGGAGACCAAGCACATGAACGTAAAATGGCTGAGATGCAAAATCAACAACAAATGGCTATGGCTGAAAAAGGTTTTATTGCCCAAGAAAAAATAGCTGCTATTGAATTGGAAGGTACTTATGCTGAAACATTTACACAAGAACGTCAAGCACTATACGAACACGATGCTAAATTGGTTCATGATGCTGCACCATGGGTTAGAACTCTTAATGCCTCTGTCCGTCCTATTGTTGCTTTCACTTTTGTAGGACTACTTGTATTCGTTGATATAGCTGGATTTATATGGGCGGTTCAATCAACTGGATTTAGCCGTGAAGCTATGGACGTTGTATTTTCTGGTGATGAAATGAGCATTGTAGCTTCTATTATTGGATTCTACTTTGGTGCTAGAACTTGGGAAAAGAAATAAGTGAATGTATCAAAAGCTGCTATCGCTCTTATTAAACATCACGAAGGCGTGCGTAGTCGTCCCTATCGTTGCCCTGCAAACCTGTGGACTGTTGGTGTTGGTCACCTTATCGGCGATGGCAAATCTTTGCCTGATTCTTGGAACAGAACTTTTTCGGAAGCTGAAATAGATGGAATTCTTAAATCCGACTTACGTCGCTTCGAGTTGGGAGTACATAAGATGTTACCTAACGTGCCTCTTCGACAACATGAGTTTGACGCTCTTGTCAGCTTTTGCTTTAATCTGGGTCTTGGATGCTTTCAGCGTTCAACCATCCGTCAAGCGCTTCTTCGTGGAGATAAAACGCAAGCTATGGAATCGTTAGTGAAATATTGTCGTGCAGGTGGTAAAATACTCAGAGGTCTACAAATTCGTAGATTAGATGAACGTGCACTCTTTGAAGGTAAATAATGTCGCTAAGTAAATTAGTATTTAAACCCGGTGTTAACCGAGATCAAACTAACTACGCATCAGAAGGCGGTTGGTATGAGACTCAGCTCGTTCGTTTTAGATCAGGTTACCCTGAAAAATTTGGCGGCTGGACTGTATCTAATATTAATCCTTACACAGATTCTGCTCGTGCTATATTTAGTTGGTCAACTACTGATGGCGCTAATTTATTAGGTATTGGTACAAACTCTAGAGTATATGTAGGATCAGGTACTACACTTTATGACATAACTCCTATCTATGCCACTTATACCACATCTACTACGCCAGACACGGATAATTGCATAGGCACAACTAATGCGTCTAAAACTGTAACTGTAACCTTAACAGGTCATGGTGCTACTACAGGAACCTACGTAACATTTAGTGGTATTGCAGGTCCAACAATTGGTGGTATACCTGTAACTGAAATGAATACAACTGTGCAAGTGACGGTTATAGACGCTAATGTATTTACATTCCAAGCAACGACTACTGCAACATCTACAACCACAGGTCAAGGTGGCACTGCGATTACAGCGGTTGTTTATATGCCAGCAGGTTTTCCTATTACGACAGCGGGTTATGGTTGGGGAACTTCTACTTGGGGCAGATTAACTTGGGGTTCTGGTTCTACTTCTCCTATATTCCAACCTGCACGTCTTATTTTTATGGATAAGTTTAATAATGATTTAATATTTAATACTCAGTATGATACTGTATCAACCACCGGCGGTGAGATTTATTATTGGGAATATAATAATTCATTAAGTAATCGTGCAGTTTTATTAAAATCAGTATCAGGAGCAGTTGCAGTTCCCCAAAATGTAGGCAAAATTTTATTTACCCCACAAGGTTTCTTACTTGCATTAGGTTGTACTAATTATGATCCGCTTGCGGCGTCTCCAGACTATTTAGGTACTTATGACCCACTGCTCATTCGTTGGTCTAATGTTGATCCTGATATTGGCCCTGAACCAGAAAACTGGCAACCTCTAACTACTAATACGGCAGGGTTTTTACGGCTACAATCAGGTTCACGAATTGTTACTGCCATTAACACCCGACAAGAAACTTTAGTATTTACTAATACATCATTAACTTCTATTCAATTTTTAGGTACGGCTGAAGTATTTGGTTTACAAGAGTTATCCCATAATATTTCTATCATCGGAGCTAATGCCCTTGTAGGTTCTAACAACATTACATATTGGATGGGTCGCGACCGCTTCTATACATACTCTGGTCGTGTAGATACATTACCTTGTACTATACGTCAATACATATTTACTGACCTTAACTTTATTCAAAGTGCACTTATTTTTGCAGGAGTTAATAATAAATTTACAGAAATTATTTGGTTCTATCCTTCAGCTGATTCAAATGAGATTAATCGTTATGTTGTATTTAATTACCTTGAAAATATTTGGTATTATGGCCAACTAGAAAGAACTGCGTGGATTGATTCTGGCGTATTTAACAACCCTGTTGGATTAAAAAGTGATGCAAATGGTAATGGCTGGGTTTACCAACATGAAAATGGCACAAACGACGGACAACCTTTAGGCGCAGCACCGCTT